CAAAGTATAGGGATCTACCCTTTTGCGGGAAAACCGTAAAAGGGGGAATCCCGGAATATCCGTTCCCTCACAGAGGGATAGGAAATTCTCAGGAAGGGATCGTTCTGGCCGAACGATAGCTGTCTGGTCGTCTCTAAGGAGAGACCACCAGTAGTGTAAGTTCTTATCAGGGATGTTAAGTTCCTTGATTAGCTTATGCTTACTCAGCTGCAGAGCCCTTGGCCTAGGCCTAAGTTCTCTGTCCCGCTTCTCAGACTCGATCACATCAACCAATGGTTGAGGTAATCGGACGTCAAGTGGAAGGCCGTCTGGGTTTCTACCGATGCCGTAAGGCTCCGGTAGTGAAAGAATCTGGTTTATCAGGCCAGAGTCCTTCAGCCCATCGGTCGCACCTGGATACCACCAGGTGGCAAAATCCAATAGGGTGTCTCTAGATATTGGTCGCCATTTAGGCAACCAAAATTTTGAGTTCTGGGTATAGGTTACCCCAGCGAATTGGGCGAGAGAGACCGACTCAAAGGTCTTATTCTCACTTACTTCGACCCCCAGCCTCGTAAGTTCCTTTCGGTACCTACGGGCTAGTTTTGTTGAGAAGATGACTACGTCATCACCTACAACATAAAAGGATTTATTCCACTTATATCCATTTAGGATATAAAGAAGGATCCCATGAGATAAGGAAAATAGAGGAAAAGATGGACCTAACCCAAGGGGTTGACCCTTGGTCCATCTCATATTCCTCCCCCTGAGGGGAGGCCTCCATTCTCCTTTCTCTACCACATCATACAAGAGGTGTCTGGTCAGCTTTGTCCACTTGTGGGTCTTATCAGTGATGGTCTGAAGGACCATCTTCTGAAACCCCCAAGGGAAGTGATCGGTGGCAGCGTGGAGATCTATGCTAAAGCATACCTCCCCCCGTTTAAGCCGAAGCTGGATTTCTCGATCCGCTTTACGTTGATCGAGGGTACAATCCCAGGGTATCGATTCCAATAATCGAAGCAGTGAAACCTTGAGTGGTTCCAGTGCTCTTTGTATCACCAAGTTTGGGGATGCAAAATACCTTGTTT